GCGGCCGGAACGGGAGGCTGCTGTGTTCGCGTGGCGCCGTACAGCCGTACGCAGACGAGTCGTCGTCAACCTCGCCGACAAGGCGTTCCGCGGGATCCTCTGGGCCAAGCGCGGCCCGCTCCTGGTCCTCCGCGACGCGGAGCTCCTCGAGGCCGGCCGCGCTCCCCAGCCGGTGGACGGCGAGGTCGTCATCGAGCGGGCACGGGTCGAGTTCACCCAGGTCCTCGCCGGGGGTGGCGGCTGATGGCGTTCGTGGTCAGCTCCGGCGAGCTCTCGACGACCGGGGCCGGAGTCCTCCCCTCGTACGCGGCGATGTCCCTGCGGGCAGCGCCGTGGGAGTACGAGACGATCTGGCGCACCCAGCCTCAGGTCCGGACCGTGATCGGGTTCGTCGCCCGGAACATCGCCCAGCTCGGCATCCACACCTTCCGCCGGGTCAGCGACACGGACCGTGAGCGGCTGTCCGGGCACGCGCTCGCGCAGCTGCTCGCCGAGCCGCTGCCGGGGATGACGCAGTACCGGTTCGTTGAGCGGATGGTGTCGGACGTCTGCCTGTACGACAACTGGTACGGGATCAAGCTGAAGCTCAACGGGCGGCTGCGGATCCTGCCAGTGCCACCCACGCTGATCCGCCCGTACGGCGGGAACTGGATCCGGCCGGAGAAGTACGAGACCGCGGGCGGCCGGGACTTCGCCCCAGACGAGGTGGTCCACATCCACGGGTACTCGCCCACCGACCTCACCTACGGCGAGTCCCCCATCGAGTCGCTGCGCGAGCTGATCCTCGAGTCGTCGGAGTCGGCCAAGCAGCGGACCGCGATGTGGAAGGGCGGCGCCCGTATGACCGGCGTCCTCGTCCGGCCGGCCGACGCACCAGAGTGGGACGCCAAGGACAAGGCTCGCTTCCGCGAGATGTGGCGCGCCTTCTCTTCCGGCGGGGGCAGCGACGGCGGCACGCCGATCCTCGAGGACGGCATGGACTACAAGGCCGTCGGCTTCGACCCCAAGGCGGCCCAGTACATCGAGGCCAGGAAGCTGACGCGCGAGGAGTGCGCGGCCGCGTACTTCATCCCGCCGCCGCTCATCGGGATCCTCGACCACGCTACGTACAGCAACATCAAGGAGCAGCACGCCCACCTGTACCAGGACACCCTCGGTCCCTGGACGGTGATGCTGCAGCAGGAGCTCGTCGCGCAGGTCCTGCCGGACCTACCCGACAACGCCGACGTGTACTGCGAGTTCAACGTCGAGGCGAAGATGCGGGGCGACTTCGAGTCGCAGGCGGCCGCGGCGTCGACTGCGACCGGCGGTCCGTGGATGACCCGCAATGAGATCCGCGGCAGGAACAACCTGCCCGCGATCGAGGGCGGCGACGAGCTGATCGTCCCGATGAACGTCACCGAGGGTGGCCTTGCCAGCCCCCGTGATACTGCGCCCGACCCTGCGGATGCTCCCCCAAAAGCGGGCGGCCTGCCGCGTAGAAAGACTTCCGGCAGGCCTTCGTCGCTCGGCACCTTCGCGTCCGAGCGGGACGCCCTCGAGCGGACGCTGACCGCGTTCACCGAGCGGCAGGCCGACGCGTTCCTGGCGACCGCCGGCGCGAAGGCCGACACCGACGGGATGCCCGACCTGCTCGCACTGTGGGCCGCCGGATCCGAGGACCGGCTCGCGCAACTGCAGGCGCTCCTCGCACACCACGGCTTCCGGCTCGCCCAGGTCGGCGCGTGGGATGTGCTCGACGTCTGGAACCCGGAGGCCGAGAACTGGTCGGCCGACGTAATGCTCGCCTGGATCCTCGCGGCCGCCCAGACACACGCGGCGCAGCACGAGGAGTCAGGCCGGGGAGCTGTCGCCAAGGTGCAGGAAGAGGGCGGCGACGGCTGGCGGGAGGCCCTGCAGACGGCCGCGGTTGCGTGGGGCACCGCGGCCTCTGCACGGGCCAAGACCGCCGCGACCGAGACTCGTTCGTTCGGGGGCCACGACGCCGCCGGCGCGAGCGGTCTGACCAAGAAGGTCTGGGTCACCGGCGGCACCAACCCGCGCGCCAGCCACAAGGCGCAGAACGGTGAACAGGTCGGCCTGGACGACGTGTTCTCCAACGGCCTGCGCTGGCCCGGGGACAGCGGCGGCGAGACGAAAGAGCTCGTCAACTGCAACTGCACTCTCGACTACGCGAAGGAGGAATGACGCCATGCGCACCATGGAAGTGACCGCCAAGATCAAGGCGGCGGGCGTCGCCGACGGCCTGGCCGAGGGGCAGTTCACCGCCCTGGTCTCCGTCTTCAACAACGAGGACAGCTACGGGGACATCGTGAGGCCGGGCGCCTTCACCCAGACCCTGCAGGAGTGGGCGGCCAAGGGCGACCAGATCCCTGTGATCTGGTCGCACCAGTGGAGCGATCCGTTCTCCCACATCGGCAGCGTGGTCAAGGCGGTGGAGACGCTGCAGGGGCTCGAGGTCACCGGGCAGATCGAGGACCTCGACGACAACCGCACCGCGGCCCAGGTCTACCGGCTCCTCAAGGGCCGCCGCGTCACCCAGTTCTCCTTCGCCTACGACGTCGGCGAGGGCGGCTGGATCAGCGACGACGAGCATCCCTGGGGCGGCTACTACGAGCTGCGGCGCCTGGACCTCCACGAGGTCGGCCCGTGCCTGCTCGGCGTGAACAGGGAGACCGAGCTCCTCGCCGCGAAGGCCGCCCACATCGCGGCCGGCGCGAAGGCCGGACGCGTCCTGTCGCAGTCCAACTATGACCGTCTCACCGCGGCGTACGAGTCGATCGGTGAGGTCCTGACTGCTGCCACCCCGGAGACCGAGAAGTCCCGGCGGCCGGCAGCACCGAAGAACACCGACCCCCCGGAGGAGTCCGGCCAGCCCGGCTCTGCGGCGGCCACCGGCACCGAGCCGTCCGCTCAGCCCGCAGAGACCCCGCCCGCCCAGGACAACGTCGAGGACACCCCCAGCAAGACCGACAGCAGCACTGCGGAAGAGACCACGCCGGACCCCCGCGAAGCATCCTCGGATGCCGCCCAGGCCGGTGCCGCCTCCGCCCGTCTGCGTACCGACCTCGAGCTCCTGGAGCTCGAGGCCTCGCTCACGGAATAGGAGACAAGGCCAATGGCCAAGAGCATCAAGGAACTGTCCGAGGAGATGAAGCACCACCTCCTCAAGGCGCGGGCGATCACCGCGGCCGCGGAGAAGGACGACCGCGACTTCACCTCCGACGAGGCTGCGGACCTGCGCGAGCACATGTCCAAGGCCACCGCGGCGAAGGCCGCGATCGAGGAGCGCAGGGGCAACGACGAGCTGCGCGCCACCCTCTCCCAGCTCGGCGACGACATCGCCCTCAACGCCAAGACCGACGAGGACGGGCACCGCCAGACCGCGTCCGGCTTCCACCTCCCGGAGAAGGGCAAGAGCCTCGGTGAGCAGTTCACCGAGTCGCCCGAGTTCAAGGGCCTGCTCGCCAAGGCGCCGAACGGAAAGTTCGGCGCGCAGCAGCGTGTGCAGTCGGAGATGTTCGGCGTCAAGAGCCTGGTCACCGGCGGCTCCGACACCTCCGGTGGCGCCCTGGTCCAGAACGACTGGCGTGGCCTGCAGGTCGGTATCGACGTCTTCCAGCGGCCGCTGCGGCTGCGGGATGTGGTCACGCCGGGCACCACCACGTCGGACACGGTGGAGTACGTGCGCGTCACGTCCGTAACGAACAACGCCGCCCCGGTCGCCGAGGCGACGAGCTCGGCCGCACCGACCGCCCCCGGCGGCGCCGGTGCGCTGGTGAACAACGCGAACGGCGGCTACAAGCCGGAGTCCGGCGTCGCCCTGGCGAAGATCACCACGGCGGTCAAGACCATCGCCCACTGGATGCCGGCCACCAAGCGGGCACTGTCCGACGCCGCGCAGATCCGTACCCTGATCGACGCGTTCCTGATGTACGGGCTCGAGGAGGAGCTCGAGGACCAGATGATCCAGGGCGACGGCACCGGGGAGAACTTCGAGGGCCTCGGCAACGTCTCCGGCGTTCAGGCGCAGGCCTGGGACACCAACCTCCTCACGACCCTGCGCAAGGCCAAGACGAAGGTCCGTACCGTCGGGCGCAGCATCGCGAACGCGTACCTGCTGAACCCGGTCGACCTCGAGGCGCTGGACCTCCTGCAGGACAACGAGGCCCGGTACTACTTCGGCGGTCCGACCGGCGCCGGTGTCGCGTCTCCGCTGTGGAACCTCCCGGTCATCGAGACCGAGGCGGTGCCTCAGGGAGTCGGGTACGTCGGCGACTTCCGCAAGGCCGTTCTCTGGGACCGCGAGCAGGCGACCGTCCAGGTCACCGACTCGCACCTGGACTTTTTCGTCCGCAACCTCGTGGCGATCCTCGCCGAGATGCGCGCGGCGTTCGGCGTCCTTCAGCCGTCCGCGTTCGTCGAGGTCGACCTCACCGCCTGATAGGAGGCGTCACCCATGACGTACCTGAACCCCGAAGCGGGGGCTGCCCGCGAGGGCAAGCAAGCCGCCGCCCAGGCGGACATGGCGGCGGCCACCGCTGCGGCCGCCGCTGGCGCCACCCCGACCAAGGCCGAGTTCGACAAGGTCGTCGTCGACCTCGCGGCCGCCCGGACGACGATCAACGGGCTCCTCGCCAAGCTGCGAACTGCCGGTCTGATCGCGTCGTCGTGAGCCTGTTCGTCCACCGCAACGCCGGAGGGCGGTGCCCGTGCGGAGCAACTGATGCTGCGTGCGGCCCGCCCTCCAACGTCGTACCGGTGGGCCAAGACATCGAGGAGGTGGCCGCGGTGAGCGGTCCGCTCAAGAAGTACAAGGTCGTGCGGAACGGCTTCGAGACCGTGA